CTGTATTCATAATGAAGAGACCGAGCGCATTGTCATAGCATCCTTCTTCATCAGCCTTGAAACCGACAGCGAAGTGAAGAGCATTGGTTTCTCTTACATTGCCCGTCTGATTGATTTCATCGGGTGTCAGTGCGTAAAGGCTCTCAAGTGTCCTGAGTTCGTTATCATCACTCATCGTAACGAAAGTCATTTCAGAACCAGTCTGGAACTTGAAGTGCAGACGATATTGTATCGGTTCTGTGTCTGACTCTTTTTCCTTGATTTCCGGATAAGTATATCTCACTGGCTTGTCTGTGCCGTTGTCAGTCACGACAATGATTGTCTGTGCGTCCATGATGCCGGCGCTTGCACGCTTCTGATAGACTTCTCCGAAATATCTTACATATGGGTACTGAGATTCGGGAATATTGTACTCTACTGTATATCGGGAGACAGTCTTGTACATCGTCCGCTCTACATTCTCTCCATAGAGTGTGAAATTCAATATAGTCAGCGCTGCTGTGTCTGCTGCTGTCTTACTGCGAACAATACTAACAATATATTCATCGTCCCAATATTCCGGTGTGAAACTCTAATCATTGAATATGCTGAGAGTCAGTCTTAGAATCTGTGCATCAGTAAGTGACTTAGTACGTGCATATTTAACGCCCGTCTCAAGATTCTTGAGCAATACCTTGTCATACTGATTGTACTCACTCATCTGCACTTCACAAAGAAGATCTGAAGTGATTCCGTAGAGATTCTCTGTTGCTGTCGTTCCGGTGTTGATGAGTTCATCGAAAGTCTCGATGTCTTTCTCCGGGCTGATGTACTGAGTGAATACCTTGAGATTCTCATCGAAACTCGTCTCAGCAGAACAACGCAAGAAGTCAAGAAGATTGTAATCCTCGACTACTGAATTCTGTCCGTCATTGAGCGTCAGACGAAGAATGTTCGTATCATAGACACTCTCTCCATCAGAAATGCACTTATATCCGAAGAAGATAATATCAAAGACATTATCAATCGACCACGACTGACTATCAATCTGAGTGATTTCCTTATAACCGGAATCGGGTCCGTTATCTGTGCAGACATTTGCTACGCTATGAACATTCTAGAAACTGTGTATAAAGTCTCTGTCATGAGCATGACGGGCGAATGTAATTGACGGGCGAATGATACCGGGCTCATCGACAACAACCTGGCATTTGTTTGAAATCTCGGACAATGTGCATATGCCGTTGTTCGGAATTCTCACAGTGAACTTGTCAATACGGCTCGATGTGATTTCAGAAATTCTTATGTCAGCATCTGTCAGAATTTGGACTTCAGTAGAAGAAATCTTCACTACAGTCAGACTGACAGTCCCGTCGGCATTTGAAATGACTGTTCCAAGTTCCTGACCGAACTCATCCTGCAAACTAATGAGTTTCTATCCGGCAACAGCAGTAGCTTCTACATCATACTGATAGTTGTCAGACATATCAACAGCACTGGAAAGCGTGAAGTTCCCATCTGGCATTGCGTGCTCATCGTCCATCAAGTACGACAAGTCTTTCTTCGGAGACAATTCGAAGTGACCATAAGGGTTCTTATAGAAAGCAGAGAACACTCTGTCATTGGGGATAATCTCCCATCTAACAGAGAATATCTTCTACATAATGATTTCGTGACCGTCTCCGGTAAAGAATCGCAAATTATCTATTCCTAGTGAGTTGAATGTCGATGTCATTTGTATATATTATCAGTTGATATGCTTTGAATTTTTAGGGAACGCTATGGCATATGTCAGTTTAATCTGACGTACAGCGTTGATGAGATGCTCGAAGAGACGCTCTATCTGACGAAAGTTAGTGTCATTGAGTGTATTTCCGAACATTTCCGGAGAAACGACATTCATCAAGATGTGCTGCTCATAGTTATAGCCGTCACCCTTGATGTTGTCATACATATGGTCCGTATATTCCGTAAACGATGTCTTGTTCTTTATCTTCGGCATAATATTATATAAGTATATTCAAGTTTGGTTCACGAGAATACCAAGGCACGGTCTCTGATTGATGAACACGTTGACAACTGCATAATCGCTTGTCGCTTCATCATCGTGACCGTACTCAACATCTACATAGATGTCATACTTCACCTGATCATAGTAAACATACGATGCCAGGAGTTGGTTGATATTGTACAGAACGATAGCCTTGTCGATATTGTACTGAAACAGATAATCGTCCAGATTGATACCGAAATCATAACTGCCGAGAACCTAACCTTTCTTCGTACCGAGAACAGTACGAATCTAAGTCAAAATGTTCTGAATCTCATCAGTCGACTCGATGTTCTTCTCGTAGTTCGGGTCACTCGTCAGTTTGCAATATATCTCTTTAATCATATCTCTTTAATTATTGTACTCAATTATCGATTAATTGATTAGTTGAATTAGTCAATCGGGTTTGTCGTCGACAGTCTCTTGTTGCGTGTGTACGCAGTCAAAGTCATATTGAACGCAGAACGATTCTCAAACGACTGAGAGTCAGAATACTCAATTCCGTCGGGTGAAGTGAAACCGCCTCTGAACAAAGGCAGAATATCACGAACCTTTCTTGCATTTCCGTTCGAACTCGTATAACGACGTGTCAAGACTACATCACCGAATTCATCAATGCCGTAGAACTCATCTTCCTGATAGATTTCAGAGTTGCGTACGTCAGCATCGAACCACACACGTACAGAATCAACACCCTCTACATTCTCAAAGAGTGCTGTAATATCACTCAGAGGAATGATGTCCTTTCGAGTATTATTGATGAAGTACTTACTCAGAACATCAAGCGCTTTACTGTATACGTCTTTCACATCATAACCCTCCCAGAGTTTCACATTCGCATTGACAGCGAAACGAGGTGTCTTCGGCTGCATAATACGATTCTCCATCGTGATAATCTTCTGACCCGAATCTTCAATCATCTGCAAAATGTTATACTGCTCGTCCGGTGTCAGAACGAAGAGCGATTCATTGCAAGTGAAATAGTTCACTGAAGAAGTGATACGCTTTGTAATATCGGGAATCAACATCAGATAAACCGTGTTGTCCGGCATATCAGTGTCTTCTATCTTCTGATTGGCAATAGTCATATCATTCAAAGCATTCTCAACTTGATTGTGAAGAACCTGAGCCTGTTCAGAGGACTCGCCGTACTGAGCAACTGCTTCTTGCCACTGATCATAATAAGCATCGTACTCCTGCTGAGCCTTGCTATATGCAATTTTCGCAGATGCATTAGCGTCTTGAGAAGAATAACCCTTGATAATCTCAACAGAAGAAAACATACCAGTACGCTGCAAGAAATACTTGTAGTTAGTCTCATTTGCAAGCACGAAAGCACGAGATGTATGCGGAGCAATCAACTGCGTAAGACCGATGTCCTCAGAAGAAGCACCGAAAATCAAATCAGTAACCAATTCAATCGAGAAGTTACCGTTGAGTTGAACAGTTGAGTTATCTTCCATATAGCCGACTCCGCTGAATTTCCAAGGATTGCCAGCATTGTTCATATAAGTAGCCTGAGCATTTCCTCCGATACCGTCGCTGACGACATACTCTACGAGAATCATCGAACCATCTTCTGGAATCTTTCCGAAATCTCCGTTTCCGAAGAAAATGTCAATTCCGCTTGTAAGACCCGTACGAACCATAACAGCCTTTTGATTATATGACATATCAAGAATTGAATCGACTATCGGCCAAGCCTCGTTGTTAACATATACATTAATAAAGTACTGCTCAATCTCACGATAGTTACGCTCAGAAATATTGAAACTCTGGAACTGACGACCGTTAGATGTCACTCTCTGATACTTCATCACACCCTGAAGAAGCGTACAGTCGACATAGTTTCCGGCTGTCATCGTCATCTTCGCAGTCTCAGCTCCGAACAGAACGATGTAAGACATACCGCTAAGCGTGTTCTGAATAGCAAGTTTGTTGGGAATGTAGACGACCTTTCCGTTGATTTCCTGGTTTCCGTTATCTGTGTACTTGATGCGTGCAGCAGCCTTAGCAGACATAACACGCTGCGACTTATGTCCGGTCAGCATTGCAAGTCCGCGAATGTTATCGGGTCTGCTCGCAGTCATAATGTTGAGTGATGTCACAGAGTCCTCGATGTAGTATAGGATCATACGACCCAAATGGAGAATAACTGAAAGCAACTACACAAAAGGAGATGCGAGAGTAAACTGCTGATTACTCGCCTGATATGTCTTCTTGACGTATGCTACTGCATCGTCCCACAGTTCCTGGTACTTGATTCTGTTAA